CGGAAGGGATCCTCCAGTACGCGGAGAGACAAGTCCAGAGAGCCCGGGGTAACATTAAACAAAAAGAGCGCATAACTAATTATGAAAAGCTCTCTAAAGGCTTAAAGACCCAGGCCGAAAAGGATAAACTAGCCGAGAAGCTGGGGATCCCTCATATCTCCGAGACAGTAGCTGGGGAGCTCCGGAAGATGTCTGAGATGATCCGTAGGTTGCCATCTGCCGAAGACTGGCCGGATTTCTTAAATGTGCCTCCCAGGAATGCTTATCAGTATGTTATGGATATATTTAAGAAGATGGAAGATGCCGGAGAGATACCTCCGGATATCAAAAATGCCTTCCAGTTCGTCTTCAATGAATTCAAAAAAGCCGGCATCGGACCGGATACCGCGGACAATATACCATGGACGACAGAGACTCAGGAGACTTTTAAGATCGGAATGGGAAGACTCTCCAGGGCCAAGCAGATCGAGCAGGCTCTTCTCTTAAAGAAGATCGCCGGCCAGATCCCTCCGGGTTTAGGTAAGAAGATTGCCATGATCCAGACTCTGGCCCAGCTCTTAAATCCTAAGACCTTTGTCCGCAATATCCTGGGTAATGTGGGATTTCAGGTTGCGGAGAATATCTCCGATACTTTTGGAACATTATTAGATATCAGCGTATCTTTAAGGACAGGCCAGCGTACAACTTATCTTCCCAGTATGACAGCTCAGGGTAAAGGCCTGGCCCAAGGTATGAAAGAGGGGACAGAAGAGGCTCTTTTAGGAATCAATCTTAAGCCGGGAGTAACGAGTAAATATACCCTTCCTTCTAACGGAGTCTTTGATAAGGGAGTCTTGGGGGCCTTGGAGAAGACTTTGAGGATCTCTTTATCAGCTACGGACCGCGCTTTCTACCAGGCAGCCTTTAATCAGAGTACCCGGAATCAATGCCTGGCTGCCGGAGTGGATGAGCCGACAGAGGAGATGATCGAAAAAGCTAATCTCTCCGGACTGTACCGGACCTTCCAGGATGATAATGTGATCTCTAATACTTTCGTCCGGCTTAAAAAGCTACTCAATTTACAAAAAGATTTTGGCCTGGGAGATATCGTAATTAAATATCCTAAGACTCCGGCCAATATCCTGGCCAGGGGAATCGAATACTCTCCTTTTGGGTTCATCAAGGCTGCCTTCGCTTTAGGCCGGCCTATTTTTAAACAAGGACCTTTTAATCAAGAGGAATTTGTCCAGGCAACCTCCCGGGCCTTTACCGGATCCGTTTTTCTGGTAGGGCTCGGGGCGGTCCTGGCAGCCCTGGGGATCATCAGCGGTAAGCGCGCCAAGGATAGAGATGTAGCTGCAACTAGAGAGGCATCCGGCATCCGGGAATATCAGGTTAATGTTTCGGCTTTAAAGAGATTCTTGAGTTCCGGCATGGATCCGGAGATGGCTAAGATCCGGGAAGATGATACCTTAATCACTTATGACTGGTTTTTACCGGGATCCATAGGCTTGGCCTTAGGCGCGAATATGGTCCTTAATCCTAAAGAGAATCTTGTCGATAAAACTCTTAACTTGGGAGATCAACTCCTCCAGGCCTCAGAGACTCTCCAGGAGCAACCTTTAGTTCGTGGCCTTAGAGTTCTTACTTCTAAACAGAATCTAGCGGAGGGAATCTCAGAGACTCTCCAGGATATCCCGGCCAGTTTCGTCCCGTCAGCCTTGAATCAGATCCGGCAGCTTATAGATAATACTGCCAGGAATACCAGGGATCCTAATTACTTTAAGGAAGTTTATAATAAAGCGGCTATGCGTATTCCGGGCCTTGCCGGTACTCTTCCGGAGAAGGTCGATACCTTAGGCCGGACAAAAGAGATGTACCAGCTGGACTCTAATAATCCTTTTAATGTTTTCCTTAATCCGGCCTTCGTCAATAAGTACAAGCCGGATCCAGTCTCTAAGATGGTCCTGGATATCTGGGAATCTACCGGAGAGACAATCCACTTTCCGCGCGTAGCCCAGGCCAAGATCAAGCTGGGATCCCAGACAAAGGAGCCGATCGAACTTACTCCTGGTCAATATACGGAATATCAAAAATACATCGGGAATAAAACAGATATTCTTTTTACTATACTATCTACTAATAAAAAGTTCCTGGCCAAGGATGATGATGAGAAAGCTAAGATCCTCCAGGGATATCTTACTGATATCAATACCGCAGCCAAGGCCGAGATCTTAGGGTATAGACCTAAGCATGTCTCTCATGATGTTATTACGATCATAAAGGATATCGGAGTCAATAAGAGGCGGATCGATAAGAATTTCGAAGGAGAGGACCTGGGATTTACTCCGGAGGAAGATCTGGGATTCAGGCCTGGACAATGAGTTTATGTAAAGAATGCAAAGTAAGAGTATTAAAAATAAAAAACGAAGGATCCGGGAAGTGTGATCTTTGTAAAGCAAAGGATAAGAAAAACAATGATCAATACAAAAGGGCCTCAGAAGAATCTAACGATTGGAGATAAGATTTTCTTATGGTCCTGGTTTATTTTTTCGATTGGAATCTTTTTAATTTACTGCATTTTATAGCCCCGTACCCTACCTAATAAAGCCGGTTTCTGGACGCTGGAGAGACCGGCTCTTTTCTTTGTGCGATCATTAAACACAAAAAAAGAAAAATAAAACTTGACAAGTTACATTTATTGATGTATATTTTTTGTGTGTGTAGGAAAGGAGAAGAAAAATGTTTCCCAAAGAAAGGATTTTTGCCTCTCTTTTGAATTACAAAAGAATTTCTTGGATTTACCATCCGAATCGTTTTATTTTGTCTAGTGGTAAAAGCTATGAGCCAGATTTTTATCTTCCAGAAGAAAAAAAATACATAGAGGTTGTAGGTACGCGACAAGCTTATTATGCCATAAAAAATAAGATAAAACTTTTTAGAGAAGAATATCCTGGTTTAAAAATAGATATTTTGTTTTATCTGGGCTTTCCTTATCCTGGGCGGATTTCTTCTTGTGAGGTTAAGGAAAAAAAACTTAAAAACAAAAGATCAAAAAAATTTACTAAGATCGCATATTGTCCAAAGTGCAATAGCGGAGAAACTTATTATAGAAAAATAATGCGGAATTTTGCATGTAAGACTTGTGGATCTGTTTTTGAAGAAGGAAAAGAAAGGGGGTGGTAAAAATGAGAATTGCTGCGCTGGAGGAGGCCTTGAAAGAGAATAAAATCGAAGATCTTGAGGCCTTGGCTGGAGCTGTGGATCTATGCGTGCGCATGTTTCCGCAGCAACTCGTTCAAGAGCTGGGATTACAACTCTTGGGGACCTTGATAAAGTTGAGTCTCCAGGACAAAAGGAAAGGGGGACAGAAAGATGTTACTAAATAAGCAGGCAGTAAGGCAGTTAGTGGCGATAAAGGGTCGGCAGACAACTAAGGAATTTTTAGTAGCCTTAGATCGCAAGGTAAGTAAAATTGTAGAATATGCCGCAGAGAATTCTAAGGCTAAGCGGCTAACAGAATCAGATCTTTATTAAAAAGAGGGGGACAGAAAGATGGAGCAAAGACTCGATGTAGTACAGAAGACACGCAAGCCTCATCCTTGCCGGGGCCCGGGGTGTAAAAGAAGGATCCCTAGAGGCAACCAGGCTTTCGCGTTGATCAGAGAGGAGGCGATAGATGGACAACTTGAAAAGGATATTGTTTATTTTTGTAGCATTGAATGTTATAACGACTTCGAGATTAGCATCATGTACGGAGCCGGCGCAGCGACAGACTGCGAGCTGGTATTCAATTAAAAGTTGTCTCCGGGAAGGATCTTCCGGAGTTATGGCCAATGGAAGGAGGCTTGATGATAATAAATTTACTTGTGCTAGCTGGGATTATCCTTTGGGTACATGGCTTTATGTTCGGTCGCTTATATCAAATAGATCGTGCAAAGTCATCGTTACAGACAGGGGCCCGGCCAAAAGGCTCTATCGTAAAGGGAGGGTACTCGATCTTTCAAAGAGCGCCTTTAATTCTATTGCTAGTTTATCAGAAGGTGTTATACCGGTCTCCATAGAGATCGTAAAATAAAATATATCTTCTATGAAAACTCTTGACAAAACACAAAAAAAAACATATACTATGTACCAGGAGGAAAATCCTAATATGGATGAATTAAGCAGAAAGGTCGGATGGTATCCGCGCCCGGTTGCCTGGCCTTATAATATGGCTGAAGTCGAGTCTGCCAGCGAGGAGCAGCTCTTGGAGTGGTATCGCTTTTTGCCTTCTGCCGAAGATGAAAATCAAAAGACGATGATCAATCGGATCATTGAAAGACTATTTACAGAAAGGAGGTACCATGCCTAAAGGCATCCTAAAGCCGCGTTGTCCGGATTGCGGCAGCGGACAAGTATATTTCCGGAGGAAGACGAAGGATTACGCATGCAGGAATTGTCCTGCGATATTTATATTAACCGCTACTACCCAGAAAGGGGGACTTAAAAATGGATAGACAGAAACCGCCGAATGGTGATTATAAAAAACCTTTACCTAAACAAAAACCCTTTCCTTTTTTACCGGAGAGGGAATGGCTGGATGGCCGCATCGATAAGGTAGAATATGAGTATGTTTATTTTAAGGGACAGATGCAATATCTCCTGAATAAAGACAAGGAGCCGGTTATAGATGCAGAGACTCAGGAGCAGATTCCGCGCAGGCAATTTAACATTATGATCTTGCTTAATAATTATCAGTTACCTAATGGAGAGCCCAGGCGCGTCTGGATCAAACTAGGCGCATCCTTGGGGGGCAAGGCTCATCTTCCTCAATTTCTGCTTAACATGGGGATGGGAGAATTGAATCCGACTCCGCAGGATATCATCGATTTTCTCCAGGATATGGATGTAAAGTTGCAGCTGGCCACTAAGAAGAGCGAAACGGGCGGAAACGATTACCAGCAAGTGATCTGGGATTCTGTCAAACCGCTGGAGGGATAGATGAGTATAAGTGGAATATCTAAAGCCATGAAGGAAGAGCTCCCGGAGACTATCGAAGGGCTCCAGGAGTTTATCCGGCTGGCAGAAAACGAATGCCGCAGGATCCAGGCCAGGATCCAGGCGGCTAGGGTAATCATACGAAGGAGAAGGGAAGGAGGTTTTGATGCCGGTAGATCTATTTGAGCAAAAAATAACTAAGAAGGACCAGCTCAAAAGCTGGATGCGTGAAAAGCGCATCTTTGCAACTCATGAGGTTCTTAGATGGGGTACGGAGAATTATTATAACCGCGCAGCCCAGACTAAAAGCGATCTACTTCATGAGAATTTTATCCGCGTTCTCGACGCTAACGAGAAGAAGGCGCGCGGCTATACTTGCAAAGATGAGGTTTATGCCTGCCAGGAGTATTAAAAAACTCTTGACAGAAATTTAATTGTATGATAGAAGAAATATACTAATTTAGCAACTAAAGGGGACCTAAAATGCAGACTAACCAAATTAAAAGATCCGGCGCTCCAAAGGCGCTGGATTTTTTCTGCCCGAAAGGGCGGCCCTGGGTACCGGTTGTCCCCAAATGTAAAAGTCTCATCTACCGGGCCCGGGGTTTTATTTTTATAGGAGGAATGCATGCCTAAAGGAAGGATGCTTAACCGCATAAAGAAAGTAATCCCTCTTCATTTACGAATAGCTGTTTTTGAAAGGGATAAGAATACCTGCCAGTATTGCGGAAAAATTGGTCAATTTGTCGATAGTCGATATGGCAGACCTACCATCGTAGAGAATCCTAAAAAAATAGATCTTAGACAGAATGGTAACGATAATAGCCTAATTCCTTTTGAGATAGATCATATCGTGCCTTTAATCAAAAGAGGACAAACTATTTTAGACAATCTTCTTTTAAGCTGCCGGAAATGTAATCGATCGAAAGGATATAAATAACATGGCCAGAAAAAGACAAATAGATCCGATATACCCATTTGAGAAAGAGATCCGCGCATTATCCATCCCAGCGCGGTTTTTTTATCTTTTAAGTTGGTGTTATATGAGCGACCCAAACGAAGAGAAAAAGAAGATCGGAGGAGTACTTCCTTATGATCTCTTTTTTCTTAAAAATAACATTTTTCCAGAAGAAAACATTGATATCGTTCCAATTATAGAAGAAATTATCGCGCAGCGCAGATATTTTGTATTTGAATCGGATGGCAAGGAATGGCTTTGGTGTCCGACCCTTTCTAAACATCAGACAATAAATCATCCCTCTAAGGGGAATTATCCTGATCCTCCATTAGAAGTACAGGAGTACTATCGTAGTACTAAGGTAGTACTAACACAGAGTAGAGTAGAGAAGAGTAGAGTAGAGAAAAACAAAAGCAACTCTCCTGCTTTGCAGGAGGCTTTTAATTTAATTATCAAGGACGGATTCAATATCTACCCTTTGCTCATAAAAACAAAAAAATTACTAAAGCAGCCGGCCGGGTTTGAATTCCCGGAAGAGGTCTTGCTTAAAGTTTGCGAGGCTTACTGGCGCGAGAAGGCCACAATTCGCAAACCCTGGCCATGGCTTATCCGGGTCCTTAGGGATGAATGGAGCCGCTGGAATATAGCTATGCATACAGTGTCTGGATCTTCTCAAGGGAGATCGTCTTCTTCTTCAGAGGCAGAAAGTATCGCGGAGATCTTGGGGAGGATGATGAAGTGAGATCAGCGCAAGCTAATGCTCATCATCGTAAGGCCCAAGAGAAAAAGCGCATGCGTCGTAAGCTCTTAAGGCTTAATATCAAGAAGTACGGAGACAACCGGCCCAAGCGAGAGAGAGAATATAGCAAAACAACTCTAGAATCAATTTTGAGGGCATTAGGTGGAGCAAAATAAATATCGTGTCGATCTTAATTACTCTTATGAGGGCTCAACCGGTAGCCGATCCGGATATGAGATTGTCTTTGCTGGATCTTTGGAGAGCGCTAAGCTTACAGCTAAGGCCAAAGCCCTGGCCAGCTTTAAGAAACAAGGATTTAAGGTTATATTTTTGGATCTAAAGGATCCGGTTAAATTAGAGTAAAGGGGCCTGTGTGCATTTGAAAAATGCTGAAAGCTACTAATATCGTAGCTCCTTTAAGGAGCCTGGAAGGAATATGAATTTGGGAGCGGCTTTACCTCTCAGGATGAGGCAACTTTTATAATTCCTCCGGAGGCCCGGGAAGAGATCTTGCAGCAGATGGCAGATCTTCTGGGAGGGATGGGATATAAACCTAAAGGCCTTAAGGCAGCCATGGAAGAGATCGATCGCATCGAGAATCATCTTGTGGATACGATAAAAGTCCGGGATACTCTATTAGAATTATTAAAAACTTACTATGTCTCTACCTTCAAAGCTTAAAAGGCAAGTCGTCGATGTTATTATGCAGACCGGGTTTTCTGGCAATGCCGAGGAATATATCCGGACTTTCTATGGCAAAGCCTTTGATGAACTTACTATATGCGAGGCAGAGATGATTATTGGGAATCTAAAGGATAAAGAAGGATGTTTATTTAACACAAAGGAAGGGGGATTTGATGTCAGAGAAGAAAGCAGACAAGAAACCGCAGAGTCTAGTTAATCAGTTGGCCGCGCTGATCTATTTTGAGGGCCTTAAGCCGGATAAGCGCAAGGATGCGATGGCCTTTGAAAAACTTACGGAGGCTGAGCAGGGGCCTTATATTTTACAAGTAGCAAAAGTCTTTACTGCCCTGGATAAGCTCAATCTGGCTCCTGGGGCCCGGCCGGATCAGAAGAAGACGGAAGAAGATAGGAATCTCAAAGTTGATCTTTTAACTGAGAAGATCCAGGCATTCGTTAAAACCCTTACTACCACTAAGCCGGCGCTCTTTCCATGTAAGGAATTAGCCTTAAGGATCCTGGCCCCGGAGGCTTGATGATAAAATTCCCTAAAACTCTTATTATTGGCGGAGTTAAATGGAGTATAGTTTTCGATAAAAAGATTCAGGGCGGAAGTTTTTATTGGCATGAACATATTATCAAGATAGATAAGAGTTATGCCGATGAACGCAGGTTCCAGGTTCTTATCCATGAGATTGTTGAGGCGATCATGGTAAATAATGCAATGAGATTCCAGTTAAACCTAACAGCAATAAGTAATGGAGATTATCGATTTTCCTTTGATCATGGGCAGTTTGAGATCTTTACGGATGAGCTGGCCGGGATCTTAAAACAATTCATGGTTGTTAAAAAAAGACGATCACAATAAACTCCCGGGAAGATCTTGAGGCCCTCTTAAAAAGTGGCAAGGCCAGGTCCGTAAGCCAGAAGATCTGCCCGGTATGCGGATATAGAAGATACCGGATATTTATTAAAGGTAAGGAGAGCTGGATGGGATGTAAATGCAGCAAGATCCATCCGCATCATTATTTTAAAGGGAGGAGGTGAGAATATGGTAGAACAGCCAAAAAAGGAAGTTTATGATCCTAAAAAGGAAACCGCAGCCATCGTCGAGAAATGTCTATCCGGCAAAGGATTCGTTTTATTCGCAGCGGTAGAGACGGATAAGAAGGATAAACAAGGTAACTCAATCCTTACTTTTCATTATACGCGTCATAAGTATGGATTCGAGATGCTTAAGGATGCCCGGAATGGTTTTATAGAGAGAGCCGGAGCAGATATGAGAAGTACGATGGGGAATATGGTAGTATGAGGAAGAACATCTTTTTAATCTTATTTTGTTTTTTCCTGGCCGGATGCAGTACTGTCCGGCCGCCGGTTTATATCAGCCTTCCGGATCAGACTATGTTTTGGATCAATGGGGTCCAGCAAGCCCCAGAAGATCTTACTATTGCCGAAAGCTATAAGAAGTATGCGGTCCATGTAAAGTCCGGAGTCAAGGTCAGGATGTGGATCTGGAGACTGAATCATCCGGCCTATTGCATAAGCAATTATAAGCAGGAGGATAAATGAATATCAATACTTTAGCAAAGAAGATCTCGGGATTAGAAGGGAAGAAAGTCCAGGTTAATATAGCGCAGATTAAAGAAGTCCTGGCTTGCGCGAATAAGGTTTTGAAAAAGGTCGGAATCCAGTTTTATACCATAGTACGCAATGCCAGACCGTTTCGCTCTTCTAAAAATAATTATGGCAACTGCCCTTGAAAAATTCCAGCAGGCTATGAATCAAATTTCTCCCTTCTGGACAAAAATTATTGAGATTACCGCCCGGGAGGGAGAAATTGCTCTTATTAAGTGCGAGGGCTTTACTTTTCATACAGACAATAATTCCAAAGAAGAAGAAAAAAAATCTTGACAAAATAGTTTTTTTGTGTTTATACTTTAAGCAATAAGAGTCAAGCTCTTACTGAGGTCCAGAAGAGCGGTTTTGTATTATAACAATACAAGATCGCTCTTTTTTTATTATCTAAAGGAGATCGCAATTAAAAAACGCAAGCCTCAAAAAAAACCTTCCTTAAATCCGCGTCAAATAACATTTTGCAAAGAATACTTAATCGATTTCAATGGGACCCAGGCTGCGATCCGGGCCGGATTCTCTGAACATACTGCTAATGAGCAAGCCTCTAGGTTGTTAGCAAAAGCTAATATTCGGGCCGAAGTAGATCGACTCCGTAAGCAAAGAGAAGATCGTCTCGAGGCCAGCGCTGATTTTGTGGTCCGGGAGCTCATGAGATTAGCCAAGGTCAATATCCGCCAGGCCTTTAATAAAGATGGATCTCTTAAAAACATTCATGAGATGCCGGAAGATCTAACGCGCTGCATCTCTTCTATCGAAGTTAAAGAACTCTGGGAGCCTAAAGAAGATGAGTCCGGCAAAGAACAGACTGGCTGGATTAAATCGATCAAGGTATGGGATAAGAAAGGCGCTCTCGAATTATTAGGCGAGCATTTTGGAATCTATAAGCGGCAGGCTGAGCGTGAGGTTGCCGGAGAAGATAAGAAGAAGAAACTGGATCTCATCCAGGTAATTAAACTCGTAGCGAAAGATGGCCAAACTACCACTATCTCAAATCGAATTAGTGAAGGCTCAAGCGAATCCCCTGTCGTGGCTCTACCGCGCCCTGGGGGTCTCGTTATTGTCGGAAGGTCAAGCCGAGATACTAGAGGCAATTCCGAGAGCCATAGCGCAGAATAGGCCGATCGTAGTTCCTTCTGCCAATATGCAAGGCAAGGACTTTATTTGCGGCAGGATCCCTCTCTGGTTTTTGTACAGCTATCCTCCCTCCAAAGTTATCATAACCGCTCCGACAGATCGCCAGGTTAAAGAAATCATCTGGGCCGAGCTTTCAACTGCCTGGAATAATGCGCCTTTAGAGATGCCCGGCAGGCTCCTAACTTGTAAGGTAGATGTCGAGCCAGACTGGTTTATCATAGCTTTTACCACTAGAGAATCTGGGGATCAGACCGGTAAGGCCCAGGGATTCCATTCTCCTAATATCTGCGTCATTGTCTCAGAGGCTCAGGCAGTCGAAGATAAGATCTTCGAGCAGCTTGATTCTCTCCTGGGAGGCCAGCATAACCTTATGATTATGATCGGAAACCCTCTTAGAACAACCGGGACCTTTGCCAGGGCCATAGAAGATACAACTCATAACATCGTGATTCATCTGGATGCCTTAGATTCTCCGAATTATTTGGAGAAGAAGATTGTTATCCCGGGCATGGCTAGTTATGAATGGATTGAGAAACGCCGGCAGCTCTGGGATCCGGAAGGTACCGGAGATGATCCGCGCTGGCTGGCCAGGGTAAGAGGTTTTAAGCCTAAGTCTTCCATTGATACTTTATTTTCTCCGGAGCTTTTATCTCAGATGGTAACTCAAGAGCCGCGCCAGATGACTCGTAAGATCGTGGTCTCTAATGATCCGGCTGGCCATGGAGATGATGAAGAAGTAATCTATGGGGGAATCTCCGGACGCATCTCTAAGCAGGATATCCAGGCGAAATCAACCGGGCCCTCTTCATGCAGCCGGACCTTGCAGATGGCCAGGGAAGTCGGGGCTAATCATATCATTATAGACTGCGATGGCTTAGGACAACCCATAGCTGATTTTATCCGGAAGATTAAACCGGATGGAGTTTATTTAGAAGAGATCCACTCTCAAGGCAAGCCGGAGGATGAGCAGTATTATAATCTGGCAGCTGAGATGTGGTTTTATGCAAAGAAGGAATCAGAAGAAGGCCGGGAGAGGATCCCGGATGATGAGTATCTTAAGCAGGAACTAGAAGAAAGGAAATACTTTATCAATACCCGGGGCAAGATCCAGCTGGAATCCAAGGAAGATGTTAAGGATCGTTTAGGAAGATCTCCTAACCGCGCAGATTCTTGGGTTATGAATGTCTGGGGCCGCAAGAGTGCCAAGGTGATCCATAAGAAAGATGCCTGGTCAGATAAGACTGAGCATCGGGAAGTGTCTGCCGGCGCGCGTAGTGCCATGGCAGCTTAGAAGGAGATTAACATGCCAGAAGAAACTATGGAGCAGAAGGAGAAGGGGATTAAGGATGAGGATTTGCGTACAGAGATTAAGGGCCGCAGGCAGATTGTAGAGGATCATTATGGGCCCTGGGAATTAGTCGGCAAGGAAGATTATAATTTTGCTTTAGGAGAACAATGGAATCCAGAGGATCGCCAGAAACTCGAAGAGGCCGGCAGGCCCTGTCTAACTTTTAACCGGATCAAGCCTATCCTTAACTTGGTAGCCGGTTATCAGCGAGAGAATACAGCCAGGATTAAAGTAAATCCGGAGGGCGGAGAGGATAAGATCTTCTCTGAGGTCTGCGATAAGGGGATCCATTATGTTGATAAACTTTCCCATCTTACTTATAAGCTGGGATATCAATTTGATGATGGCATCTATTGCGGCAAGGGATTCCTAGAGGCGATCATTTCTTACGATAAGGATCCTATCCGGGGGGATATTATCTTTAAGCAGCGTACTCCTTACCAGATCCGGCCGGATCCGGACTGTACGGAATATGATATGAACGAAGGGGCCTCTTATTGTTTTAAGGGCCCGGTAAAACTCTCTAAGAATGAGCTTTTAAATCTTTATCCTAAGAAGAAAAAATTGATCAAAGGATTCATAAAAGACAATGATGATGAGGTTGAGAATGGATCCGGGTTACTTTCCGAAGGGGATGATGACGATTATGGCAACCGGCCGAATGTTACCTCAGTCGTTCATAAACAGGAAGAAGATACGGATAAAGAGCCGGAATTCGAAGGAGATATTAAATTTACTCTTTGGGAATACTGGCATATTAAGCATGTCCCGAAGTACTTTGTTATTGAAGTAAAATCCGGGGAGCCGCGCCGCTTTGATACGAAAGAAGAGGCTGAGTCTTTTATCACTAGCCAGAATTTTGGTAAGGTTATAGAGCGTAGTATTCCGGAGATGTGGGTAGCGGCCATGGTCTGCGGCCATGTGATCCAGGATATTAAGTCTCCCATGGAGCCTTATTATTCCGGATATCCTTTCTTTAGATTCATCGCAGACTGGGCTCCGAATGCTGAGACAGAAGTTTTAAGGGTCCAGGGTATGACGCGTCAGGTTAAGGACCCTCAGCGTGAGAAGAATAAGGCTAAGAGTCAGTATCTTCATATCCTTAATACCCAGGCTAATTCCGGATGGATAGGAGAAGAGGATGCCCTAAGTGATCCCGGGTGGACAGATTTAGAGCAGATGGGATCTAAGCCGGGAGTCGTAGTCAAAATTAAAAAAGGTTATTACGAGAAACTTCGGGAGATTCTTCCTAAGGGCCCTAATCAAGGCCACTATATCCGGGAGGAAAAGGCAGATGAGGAGTTTAAGCAGATCTTGGGAGTTAATCCGGATCTCATGGGGTTCCAGGAAGGTACTTCAAGCGGCCGCGCGATCGCTATGCGCGTAAAGCAGGCCATCCTGGCCTTAGTGCGTATCTTTCAGAATTACCGCTACACAAAAGAGATCATCGGGAAGTTTATCTTGGAGATGATGCCGATGGTCTTCGATGAGAAAAAGCTGATGAAGGTTTTAGGTCCTCAGTATATGAAACTCCAGGTTGCAGAGGACAGGCCGGATGGTTTGAATGAAGGCCATATCTCAGCCTATCTTACTATGATTAAAGACAATAAATACGATGTTCTGGTAACTGAGGCCGATCAGAATACCTCTATCAGATTTGAGACCTTCCAGGAGTTGATCGAGGCATCTAAGGCCGGAGTACAGATCCCTCCGGATCTTTTGATCGAATACATGGATCTCCAGAATTCAGAAGAAGTCAAAAAGCGCGTCCAGGCATGGATGGAGCAATTAACCGCAGCGGCTGCTGCGAAAGAGAAACCGGGACTCTAATATCCCGGGATAGGCAAAAGGGGAGGCAAAAATGGCAGAGCAGATGGATATAAAGGCAATAGAGGCAAAATTGGACAAAAATGAGACTCTTACTAAAGAAGAGGAGGATTTTCTTCTTAAGCAAGAGGCTCCTCCGGAAGGCTATCAAGGGGCTCAGCCGGCTGCGGTAGAAGAGAAAAAAGAAGAAGAGACCGCAGAAGAGAAGGCGGACCGGGAGAAAGTTGAGACTGATCAGAAGGCCAAGGATGCTTTAGTGTCCAGGGCCAAGGCAGTCAATTTGCCGGAGACAGCTACTGAGACAGAGATCCAGGCAGCTGAGAATAAAAAACAGGATGAAGAAGATGAAAAAGATCCCATTTTGAAGATCGAAAGACTCTTGCAGAAACCGGAGGACAAGGTAACGGAAGAGGATCTTAAGGATTTTAGCAAAAGAGAAAAGGCTTATTATCATCAGATGCGCAGGGACAGAAAGGCCAAGCAGGATGCCGAGGCCGAAAGAGATGCTGCGCGCTTTGAGAATATCAAACTTAAGAAGGAACAACCGCCGGAGAAGGCGAAAGAAGAAGAGAAGGATCCGTTAGAAGGTAAAGATCCGACCGACTTTATAACAGTCGCGGATGTACAGAAGATCCTGGCCAAGGGTCAGAAAAAGGAAGAGGTTAAGATAGATTCCTCTATCCTTAATACTCCCGTCGTTCAGACTTTCCTCAAAGGTTGCGATATCATCGCTGCTAATGAGCATAAGGAGGATTATGAGGAGGTTATGGAATTAACCGAAGAAATTATCAATACTAATCCGGCTTACCAAAAAGCGGTAGCCGAGGCCTTCTCAAAAGGCGAAAATCCAGCTCTAAAGATATATGAGCTGATAAAGGGAGATCCGGAATACTCCAAGTTGCTCCCGGCCGCCCAGACAAGGGTAAAGGCCAGGAAAGCTAAAAAACCCGAAGAGCCCAAAGCCAAAACTCCGGAGGAATTGAAGAAGGAGAAAGAGGCCCAGGAGGCCCAGGATAAACTAGAGGCAAATAAAAACAAAGAAAAAACATCCGGGCATGCCGAGGGTAAAGATAAGATCGAAGGATCCGATTATACCATAGAGCAAATAACAGCTATGAGCGATCGGGAATTCGCTAAGCTCCCTAAAAAGACCAGGGAGAAGTACCTCGAGATGTACGGATAAATAGGAGGTTTTACCAATGACTGCATCAGCCAGTAATGCTGCCTTACAGCCGGCTCTATGGCGTAAGCAGCTTTTTGCGGATGTGCGCGATAACCTTTATATGAATCGTTTTATAGGGGCTACCGAGCAGTCCATGATCCAAGAATTAGAGGATCTAAAAAAGGAAGCTGGTAGTAATATCAGCTTTGGCCTCGGGATGAAGTTGTCCGGAGCCGGCAAGTCCGGGGATGATACCCTGGAAGGGTCGGAAGAGGCCATGACGGACTACGATGAGGATGTCGCTATCGATCAGCTCCGCCATGCAGTTGTCCTAACCGGCAGGATGGATGAAAAGAAGAATGCCTATAACATGAGGACCAGCGCTAAGAATCGTTTGGCGGATTGGTTTGCGGAGAGGATCGAATTAGAGATCTTCGATAAACTCTGCGGCAAGGCATCTTCCACTTTCTCCAATACTCCGACCATAGCAGCCGCAAGCCGGCTTGTCTATGCAGGCGGAGAAACCGCGATCGCAAATCTTACGACTTCCATGAAGATGGATACCAAGGTCCTAGATAAGGCCAAAGTAACAGCTCAGCTGGCCTCTCCTAAGATCCGGCCCATCCGCGTCAATGGTAAAGAGTATTATGTTGCGTTTTTACATCCTTACGATGTAACTAACCTTAAGCAGGATCCTGTTTATAATCAGTCAGTCCGAGAGGCAGGCGTGCGCGGCGAGGATAACCCGATATTCTCTGGAGCGGTCTCCAATTATAACGGGATTATCATCCATGAGCATGAGTATGTCTATCGTACTAATGATGGATCCGGATCTGCTTATGTAGCAAGGAATATCCTCTGCGGCCAGCAGGCTGGAGTTATAGCCTGGGGCGCTCCTGTAAATTGGACAGAAAAATCGTTCGATTACGGGAATCAATGGGGTATTGCTTGCGGCGCGATCTTCGGAGTTATCAAGCCATTGTTTAATGCAGTTGATTATGGCGTGGTAACTATGTATTGCGCAAGCGCAGCTCCTAGTACAGCCTAAAACTAGTTAAACAATGAGGGGGGGCCTGGCCGATCGTATAAACCGGAAGTACGAAGGCTAATACCCTTAGGACGAGTTCAAATCTTGTAAGCTGGGCCCGACCGAATTAACGGAGGAAAAGTGGGACATACAGAGAGAATCGAAAGTCGCGGTTACTGGGAGAAGGGGATCTTTGATCTTCTTTATTCCATCGTAACTAATTTATCCTCGTTTATCGATAAGATCAATGTCGATACGGGCGATACCGCGATAGCCACTACCTATAAAATAACTTCTCCGTCTATCGGAAATACCTATGGCAAAGATATCCAGTACAATGCCATGCCGCAAGGCAAAGTAAATTTGCTGCTTTATTATATCCGGACGAATTTTAACGCGATCCTGGATCTATTGGCGGCAGATGATGGGGTTGCCGGTACGACTATTTTTACAACGGAGAAGTTTGATACTACGGAGCATCTAATTGATGTCTCCAATGCCAGGATTAAAAAGTTAGGAGAATGGCAGGATGAAATTGCTGCCTTTCTGGATGATTTTATAGATAGGTGGAATCGTGCGTTAAATGCTTGCGATGCCGATGCGACGCTTACTAATGTCGATTATAGGAGCACTTTGGGCCTGGGAGATGTGGTTAAGAGTTCATCCTCAAGTTCTTCGAGTATGAGTTCTTCCTCGAGTAGTTCAAGTTCCTCGAGTAAGTCTAGCTCTTCTAGTTCGAGTTCTTCGAGCAGTTCTTCGAGCAGAAGTTCATCGAGTTCGAGCAGTTCTTCATCTTCAAGCTCTAGCTCCAGTTCTTCAAGCTCTAGCTCCAGTAGTTCATCTAGCTTAAGTTCATCTAGTTCATCGTCATCGAGCAGCTCCAGTAGTTCTTTAAGCAGCAGCTCGTCTAGTTCAAGCTCGAGTTCATCCTCGAGTTCGAGTAGGTCGAGTAGTTCTAGCAGCTCGAGTTCATCCTCGAGTTCTTCAAGCTCCTCGAGTTCAAGTTCATCGAGCAAGTCTAGCTCTTCAAGCTCGAGTTCTTCGTCTTCGAGCAGCTCTAGTAGCTCAAGCTCGTCTTCGAGCTCTGAGTCAATAGGATAAGGAGGTCATGATGGGGAGAATCCCGAATCTTTTTGAATTCTCCTCAGCAGTCGATCTCCTTATCAAGGGCGCACCAGGTGAGATGCATTCAATAACGATAGCCTGGAAGGGATGCGCCGCTGGAGATTTTGTACTGCTGAGAGATGGAGTAACGATCGCAGGATCGGCAATAGTAACCTTTATTTTTCCTGCCGCGCAGGGTACGATAACTAAGGAATGGCCGCAAGGTAAGTTTTTCAGTACCGGCATATACTTAGATGTCGGAGCCATAGCTGGCGGAGGGATTGTTAGAGTAGAGGGTACTGCAAAGTAACTAAAGGGGCCCGGGGTTTGAGCACTCCGGGCCCTTCAAAATATAAGGGGAGGCGAGTAAAATGGAGAAGAATCGAGTATTGAAGGATCATAACCTATTCAAAGCGAAAACATTTGAAGAGGGCCAGCATGAGGTAGTAGGAGACTGTAACGGATTTACCATGCAGCAGAGATGGGATGCAGAAACTCCGGCTTTTGCTGAGGCGATCTTGCGCTTTGCCCGGCGCGAGGCTGAGATCTTAGATTATGGATGTGGCGTAGGCCGCTTGTCTAAAGAGATCTTAGCTCAGAATAAGTCTGTCTTTGTAACCGGTTGCGATGCCTCTCGATCAATGATGGAGAAGGCAGAATCTTATGTCAATAATGAAAGATTTAACGCTAAGGCTCCGCAAGAGCTGGATCAGAAGTTTGATATCATATACCTCATTTATGTTTTACAGCATGTCCCTGCCATAGAGATCCGGGAGATCTTAACCCGGATTCATCATCATTTAAAAACCGATGGGATATTTATCTATTGTTCAAGCGAATACCGCATGGCCATAAGATATGATGGCCGGGGATTCTTTGATGATAGATTTCTGGGAGTGGATCTATTGGCGGAAGTGGACCGGCTCTTTGAATTACAAAAGCCGCTTTTTACTCGGGAGGAGTTAGAGAAGAATCCTATCCTTAAGAAAATGATAACCGGTTGCGATGGAGGATTAGCGCATCCGGCTTTTGTTTATAAAAAGAGAAAGCTCCTTAGAAATTATAAGGTGATTCCTTATTTTAATATGGAGATTCCGGTATTCGGACCGGTAACTAAGAAGGAGGAGACAGATGCCTTGTCCATGGAAGAAAGGAAAGAGGAAGAAAAAGAAGAAGTAAAGACCGGAGCCTGGCTGCGCAGCGATCCAAAGAAGATCCTTTTACTTAATCGGCTGTCTCCTGGAGATATCCTGGTTATGACGAATGCGATCCGGGATTTGAATCTTGCGTATCCAGGCCGGTACCTTGTAGATGTCCGGACTCCCTGCAATGAGATCTTTGATAATTCTCCTTACATAACTAAGCTCCAGTATGACGAGGCTAAATACCAGTTAATCAATGATCGATGGTCCAAGACTACCCAGGATGATAGCAATGCGCTTTTTGTGAGGATTAAGGCCGGAGAGAAGGAGTTGATCCGGGAGTTCCTGGCGCAGATCGGGGATGTCCTGGCAATCGATATGCATTATCCTCTGATCCATGAATCCGGGATCGTAGGGCATCATTTTGGCCAGGGGCATACAGATTGGTTGGAGCAAGTCTTGGAGGTTAAGATTCATAAGACTAATATCCTTCCGGATCTCTTTTTATCCCAGGAGGAGAAAGACTGGCCAGGGCCTGCTTTAGTTAAGGCTGGAATCGAGGGTCCTTATTGGGTGATCAATGCCGGGGCTAAGGCTGAGAATACCATTAAGCAGTATCCTTATTACCAGGAGGTTGTGGATCTTTTAAAAGACAAGATTACTTTGGTCCAGATAGGCCAGGAAGGCCATCTGCATGCGGCGCTTAAGGGAGTTATTGATATGAGAGGCCAGACAAATACCCGGGAGCTCTTTAGGTTGATCGCTAAGGCCGAAGGAGTGATTACATGCGTTTCTTTCCCGATGCATATAGCGGCTGCCTTTAGAAAGCCCTGCGTTGTGGTTGCCGGGGCCAGGGAAGGGACGCGCTGGGAGCTTTATCCTAATCATCAGTTTATTTATGTCAATGGTTGCCTTTTATGCGCTCCTTATGACGGATGCTGGAGAGGTAAATTCTATGACTGCAATAATAAGAAAGATAATATTCCTCTCTGTATGCTTTTGATCCGGCCGGAAGATGTAGCCTGGGCGGTTGAGAGGTACTATAAGGGCGGCATGCTGGAGTTTGTTGCGGAGGTGGCCCATGTATAATCCCGAGCAGATGTCTAAGTTTATAGCTAAACATCTTAAGTATGATCCGATCGCGAATGCGGCAGTTTTTAATATCATGCGGATCCTTAAAAAGCATAATCCCGGAGATGCTTATTTTGAGGCATACCTGGGCCATTATCAAAAATATGGGGAGAAGTTTATAGATTATTATCATCTTCTTTGGGCCATTGGATCTAATTGGAGATTAGATCATATTATGGAGATCGGATGCCGGACCGGAATATCGATCTGCCAGCTTTTAAGCCCGATGCCGGATCCTAAGGCTCCAGAGGTTTATCTCTTCGATGTCTTCAATGATGGGTTTATTTCTCCGGAGATAGTTAAGATGAATCTGAGGGCTTTGAATCTGCCACTAGAAAAGATCCATTTTATCATAGGGGATTCGCTTAAGACAGTTCCCGAGAAGAAACTGATCGCGATGGATTATATTTTGGTTGATGGAGCTCATGAGAAGGATGTAGCGCGCCAGGATCTTGAAAATGTAATACCTTCTTTGTCCAAGGCCGGCCTGCTTTTTTTTGATGATATCGCTCCGGATGGCTGCGCTTTAATCGATGTCTGGGAAGATTTTAAGAAGGCGCATAAGGATGAGTTTTTCTTCCATGAAAACCTCGACGGAAAAGGGATCGGGGTAGGGGTGAAAAAATGTTAGAATGGGGAGATAAGTTATTGACTTTGGCCGGCGTACCTCCGGAAAAAATGGAAGAATGCCTGGAATGGGCTTTTGGTAAGATCGATCCCAAGGAATCATTAAGAGAACTGGCCGCGCGCTGGAATAATAAGCATAAGGATATCTTTGAGGTTACTGAAAGAGATAATCCGAAGGTTTTTGTCTGGTCCATAGGTAAGGCCTACATGATACATGCATACAGCCCGAGTCTTATTCTTAAGCCTAGGGGATACAGATTTGGAGATAACTAATGCATAATAAGATCCAATTCCCGATGGATGTGGAGTATTTTAGCCAGTATCCGGCTCCTTTAATGGAGATGATGCATGCGCAGCACTTTACGATCATCAATTCGACAATTCCTTTCTTTGGACCGATGTTTTATTTTCTTCTGCGCGAGCTGGGAGCTGAGCAAGTCCTGGAGATAGGCCATGCCGAAGGATATACAGCTTTCTATATGGCCAATGCGGTCCGGGATAATGCGGTCCGTTATGGGATGGCTGGCAATAAGTATTATGGTATTGATATCGCTCAGACAGATCGGGTCCGGGAGCAACTTTTAGAGTGCGGCCTGCCGGTAGATCTAAGGAATATGGATTCGATGGATCTAACTCCGGAGACTTTCCCGGGGATAGTCTTTGATGTGATTTTTCAGGATGGTTGCCATGATAGAGAACATGTCATGTATGAATTAAAGACTCTTTATCCTCAGCTAAAAGGCAAGGGCCAGGGATACTGGCTTTTTCATGACTGTTTTGGTCCGGCTGAGGATACCTTCCATGAGATCATGGAGTTGATTAAAGAAGGAGTTTATCAGTTTGAGTATGTCAGATTCTTTACTCCCTGGGGCCTTGCAATCCTTAGGAAGATAGAAGGATTTGATGAGACTGCGAGGCATTGGAGCCCATGAATGGCAGGATGGCTAAGAAGTTAAGGAGAGAGGCCAGGCGTATGGCCGCTAAGGAGACAGAGCAGATGGTCCCTAAGTTTAAGGCTTTTGTTAATAATGATCTAACTGTCTGGGAGCGTTTCGTTTTGGCCGGCAAGATAATCATCCGGAGGTTTTAATGATATTCGGGCCCGTAGAGAAGTTGTTATGGCATGGAGACAGGATAAAGAGATGGCTGGAATCTGATAGATCCTTGCCTATTCTTGTCGAGATAGCTCCGACAGCTTTCTGCAATGCCTCTTGCCCCTGGTGTTTTTTTAAGGATAGGAAGAGCGATGCCAAGATAGACAGCCTTAAGATGATGGAGATCATCGAAGATCTGGCCCTACTGGGAGTCAAGGCCATAAATTGGACCGGAGGAGGGGAGCCGACTTTGCATCCTCATTTTAAGGATTTCGTCGAGCGCGCTTTTTTCCTGGGGATAGAACAGGGGATTTTTACGAATGGGCTCCAGGAGATTCCTCATCAAGATAAATTTGAATGGATCCGGATATCTTTAACTGATGCCGGGCTTAAGAAGACAATCAAACCTAAGGTACCTTTTGGAATCTGCATAAATCAGACGAAGCTTTTGGGGGAGACGGACCTCCGGATGCTTTGCTTGCAGGCGCGCGGCCTGGGGTCCAGCTATCTCCAGGTCCGCCCTGCTCTTATAGGGGATCATCTTTCTCAACCGGAACTCGAGATACCGGTATATCTTAAAGAATATGAGAAAAAAGGCTTTGAAGTATATCTTACCGAATATAAATACCGGGATGCCCGGCAGGCCCGGAGTTATGATTTTTGTTACGGGTATAATTTTTGTCCTTCGATAGACTGGGAAGGAATGTTGAGTACATGCCTTTATTTGTCCGGGGATAAAAGATTCATCTTGGGGGATCTGAAAAAAGACAGGATCCTGGATATTTGGCCGGAGATAGCTAAGAAGATCCCGGTTGTGCCGGAGTGCCAGAATTGCTGTAAAAATCATGAGATCAATAAGATCCTGGACCGGGCTAAGAAAGTGAAGATGGTAAATTTTCCATGAGAAAAAATGTTCTTATTACAGGCGCAGGCGGCTTTATAGGCAAGTCTATCCGGGGAGGTAAGGCTTTTACCGGAGATATTACTAAGATCCATTCTATCTGGAGACAAACGAAAGGGGTTTCTGGGATCGTGCATCTGGCCGCAGTCTCTAGCCGCAAGTTATGCCAAGAGAATCCCAGGGATACTATAAAGATAAATCTTCTGGCTTTATGTGATGTTTTAGAGGTAGCTTTAAGGAGAAGGATTTGGGTTTTATTTGTCTCTACTTTTCAAGTCATGGATGAACATATCTATGGGTTGAGCAAATTGATAGGAGAAGAGATCTGCCGGATCTATCAGATGAGAGGCTTAAAGGTAAGGATCCTTAGGCTGCCGATCGTCTATGGGCCCGGAGACAGGCCTTATAAGATAGTTACGAAGATTATCTCCGAGGTAAAAACCGGCAAGATCCCTAAGATAGATACGCGCCGCAAATTCCAATTTTTGTATGTTAAGGATGCGGTTAAGTTGATCGAAAAAGAAGTTAATGTTTTGAGTTGTCGTAAGGGTAAGAAGTATTCTTTGTATGAGCTTGTAACCGGGATAAGAAAATGTCTAGCAAAAAGGGAGGGTAAATGATTAGAGATGATGGTTATTTTAAGGAATATCCTGCGCCGATATTCGAGGCTAGTTGCAAGGACCATATTGAGACTACAATAAATCATAGCACTCCTTATTATGGCCCGTTGCTTTATTGGCTTACTAGATGCGCGGATGCAAATTTTGTCGTCGAGATAGGAGTCTGTAAGGCGTATAGTTCTTATTTTTTGGCCTCCGGGGTTAAAGACAATATGAGCCGGTATAAATGTGATGGCCAATATTATGGGATAGATATCTCCGGGGAGTTGCCGGAGTTCCAGAGGCTCTTCCGGGAAAAGGGCTTACCGGTTACGATGCTCCAGATGGACTCCTGGGATATGACTAAAGATACCTTTGGAGATCGTCAGCTGGGATTGGCTTTTGTGGATGGTTGGCATTCCCGGCAGCATCTTTTAAAAGAAGTCGAGATCCTTTATCCGTTGCTCCTGGATGCCGGGAGAGGTTATTTAGTTATCCATGATGTTTATGGTTGGGTGATGGAGCCGGTACAGGAGATCTATAATAATCCTAAATATAAATGGGAGTATATCCGATTCTTCGCTAATTATGGCCTGGCTATTTTAAGAAAGATGGATAATTATATCGAGGATCCCAAAAAGATGTGGCCCCAGGGTCCGGAGCCGGATATCCGGAATGATGATGGATCTTTAAAACCTATAATCTCATGAAGAAAAAAAGCGATTACGCAATAGTCTTATCTTGCAATGCCGGGTATGCTTTCGGGATGATCTCCTGCATGAATGCGCAGAATTACTTTGGAACGGATGCAGACTGGGAAGTAGCTTATGAGGGATTTGATCCGGAATATAGAGAGAAGGTAAGCCAGGCTTTCCGATTCAATGTTACCTGGACTCCGGTTTCTGAGTTGATGGAAGAGGTTGTCGATAAGAGAAAAGAAGGATCCGGGATTTTGGATAGGATGTGGCTGGCTTATTGGCTCCTGGCGCATAAGCTTTTAAGGGAGAAAAAATATAAAGCAGTCTGCGTGATCCAGGCGGATACTTTTGTCTTTGTGAATTTAGATACGATTTTTAACATAGCAGCTGCCGGGATCCTGGTCAATTCGGAATATCCTTTTAATTTCTTAAGGGCGGAAGAGCTGCCTTTCGGAGACGATAAGAATATCTGGGATAGATCCCAGGCTGCGATCTTCGATGGGATGAATTTTATCGGCCAGCAATACGCTCAGCTACCTAGGGATATCATAGATTTTCAGATTGAGGATGCCTTCCGGGGGGAGGCGAATCATTCAGTTATCGCGCTTAATAGATCAGTCTGCCGGCATGGATCTAGGGGCAAGGTCCTGGGGCTACCGGGAAGATTATGGGTATGCGATTCGATCTGGCCTTATACTAGGCTGTATGTAGGCGGAGATAAGGTTTATAATCATTTACAGATACCGCTTTCTGCCTGGCATTGCCGCTGGTGGCAGAAGGGACGGGTTGAGGCGGAATGGCGCAGTTTTAAGCAAGAGTTATCCGGGCCCGGGGATCATAAAGAGCTGATCCGGCTGGCTGATAATAATGAGCATAATTATAATATCGTTAAGACTTTTATGGAGCGATTCAATAACATGATCCCGGAGATCAGATCTGAGGAATATCTGCATGGCCAGATACTGAGGCCTAGATACGAAGAGGAAAGAGAAAATGTACTTGCAGCATGAATTTATGCCGAGGAAGGTTTATCTGCCTCATTTTGGATCAGAGCGGAGGCTCGTCGGAGTAGAAATTGGGGTCTTAACCGGATCCGGCAGCGTTACCATGCTCCAGTTCTTATCTAATTTGATTTTATACTCTATTGATCCCTGGCAGCATATAGATGGGGCTTTTTTTGAATGTGGCCTTACTCAAGAAGAGTTAGATGAGAATTACCGGATCGCGCAGGCGCGCTTAGCAGAATATAATGGAAGATCCATTATCATCCGTAAAACAAGCGATGAGGCGATTCTGGATGTGCCGGATGAGATAGATTTTGTTTTTATAGATGGAGATCATGCTTACGATCAAGTGTTAAGAGATATTAAGAATTACGGATCTAAGGTCCGGCCCGGAGGGATCATTGCCGGCCATGATTTTATTCAGCAGGATGGAGTAACCCGGGCAGTCTTTCATGACTGCTTTAAAGAGCAAATAATCCATTTGGGAGAGGATTTTACCTGGTGGGTGATCAAAGATGGCAAAAGTAATTGAGCCTTTTTATGAAGATCAAAAGTTAGTCCAGCAATTTAGCGCTGAGACTAAGAGAGTGCTAATTATTTTCTGGCATGGGCTAGGGGATCTGATTATGTTTTTGAATCCCTTTTACCGGCTCCGGGAGCTTTATCCGGATATCCAATTCGATCTAGCGGTCCAGAAAGGCCTTTCTTTTGAGGATATCGTGCCTTGGGCGCGCTTTATAACCGGGGATGATATGAATACTCTGGAGACTTTAGATTACGATATTGTGGCTAAAGTCCATTTTCCTATGTCTGAGGGCCAGGTAGAGCTTACTAAGGGAGAATTTTGTTGCGTAAATGAGCTTGGCATAGCTCCTATAAATGGCCATAGGCTTGTACCAGTACGCGCCAGCCGGCTGATCGGGGTCCATTTCAATATAACATGCCTTCCGGATGCCTGTAATCCCTCAGAAGAGACCGCAAGGCTTATTTGGGATGAGATCCTGGAGGCAGGCTTTATTCCCATAGAAACCCATTTTGAGCATGTTTTTCATAACCCGGTTAATAAGAAGTTTGATTTTGTGGATTGTTCTGTAAGGAGGGCGCGCGCCAGGATCTCGAATCTGATAAGCCTAGTTGGCTGCTTATCCGGATTCGTGGGAGTGGTAAGCGGCAATTTGCATTTGGCTCTGGCGATCTTGCCGAGTAACAGGATATTTTTCCTGCAAAAACACTTCAAGCTCGAGTGTTTTACTCGTCTTCCCGTTGCCAGGGCCTCTATACTCCCAGGGGAATATAAGGGGGGAGAAGTTAAGGCATGGTTAAAAACCTTAGAAGGAGGAGAAGATGTTAGCGAAAAAGCATGATCCATTTATAGACTTAAAGGAGAAACCCGAAACGATGGGCCAGATGCCTATGGAGGCAAAAGCGGAAAAGCCTAAACCTAGGGGGCCGGTAGTTTATCTTCGTAAGATAAAACTACCCATTTCAGAAGAAGATCTTAATATCTCTCTAGATGCGGAAATTAAAATTACTCCCAGGGAGATTCGGATAACAAAGACAAACGGAGAAGAAGATATCTCTTATGACTTAGAGATAACCGGAATTAGATTTAAGAGCTAAAAAGGATCAGAATGCATAAATACGCTTTTATCGTCGGAGCGACTTACGGATATACCCCGGAGCTTTGCGCCATGCTTAATAGCCTGGATTATGTAGGATCTAAGGCGGATGTTCATGTTTTGGGGATAGAGTTGGAAGAGGATTTCATTAAGCAGTTCGATAAGCTTTCTTATAAGGTGATTTTTCATAATATCCCGGAGTCGGAATGGCAGCCGGAGGGCGGCCGATCAGAGATAGTCTGCCGGAAGAGATACTGGTATGCGGCTGAATTGGGTTTAGGATATGAGGCAATTTGTATTCTGGATGCGGACCTGGTTTTCTGCCGGGATCCAGTACAATTCTTCCAGATCGCAGCTAAAACCGGTTACATCCTGGGGCCATCGAAGGAACAAAATAAAGTCTATGATGATCCGCATCATGAATTTCAATATGACGATAAGCCGCTGGGATGGTATTGGAATATCGAGCGCGGATACTATAACGATAAGGATCTTTGCAACTGTCCGGTCTTTATAGATCCTTATAAATGGGAAGCTGCGCTGCGCTGGTCCTGGGAGATCTTTATTAAGGGGGGATTCCGGGCCCCGGATATGGATGCCATGAATTTAAGTTTTTTACATTTTTGGGCCTATGATAAGATTGTTAAACTGCCGGGCCTGCAATGGCTGGGGACGAATGAGCAGCATCTTAAACCTTATATCCGGGTAGTAGAGAGGCGCGGCCAGATTTTTACGGAGAATGGCCTGGAGATCTTCTCTTACCATGGCCAGTATTACATAAAGGGCTGGCGCGATCAGCAACTGATTAACCGGCATAATTGCGCAGCCGGATACATAAAGGCTACGGAATGCTGCGATGATATGGCCAGGGGCGCGATGGATTTATTATACAGCAACTTTTTGAAGATGTTAGATTGGAAGATAGTTATACCTCGTCTTAATTATAGGCATCCGGAATTAGCTTATGAGGGATAAATGGGGAATTTAGTAAAAGTTACCAATAAGCAGGTTTATTTGGCGGCATTAGGTTCTGAGGCCG